AGAGGAAGAAGACTATGTATGAGTAACAATAATAGTGATGATAGCTATATATATTATAAGAGGTGTTTGTAATTATGAGTGTTATAAGAGTATTATATGAGTGGAATAAGGGCACCAACAAAATAAGTAACACACAAATGAATACAAAATTCCTTGAAGTAAAAAGAAAAGAGGATGATTAGTAACCATCCCCTTTAATTTTAAGCAGTTTACACTGCTTCCACCCAATAAAGTGTTGTTTCTTCCCCTGTTACAAGGTCAACTACTTTATTATCAGATAATTTAAAGCCCGGCATCTCATCACCTGCGTTCAACTTTTTTTGAAGTTGTGCAATTGTAGGATGATTGGCTTTCATTACTGAATTAGTTAACGGGTCAATTAAGCTAAGAACACCAAATGTAATACTGTTTTGGGTTCTTGTGCCTACTGATAATCCGGCTAATGTACCTATTTTACTAAGAATAGGTTTGGATGTTACAATGATAGTAGCAGTTCCTGTTACTTCATTAATTCTCAATTTTCTAAAAAATACTGACATAATTAATTTTATTTTATTTGTTTTGTGCAATAGTGCATTAATTAGCTGGGGAGCAGAGTGGGCTGAGCGCAGCGAAGCCAGCTGGGAGAGCAGAAAGGTATGCTAAGTAGTTGGTTAGGGGAAAAAATAACCTTGTTAAAAGTTATGCTGGATCAGCAGAAAGGAAAAAGAAGAATTGGTAACAGTTAAAAAAAGAGAGGAGCTTTTACACTCCTCTCTTGTTCTGATGTTACACAGCCTCAATCCATTTAAGGGTTGTTAGCTCACCAGTTTGAATGTCAACTACAAAGTTGCTACTCATTTGGAATCCTGGCATTTCATCACCAGCATTTAGTTTTTTCTGCAAGGCAGTGATGGTTGGATGGTTAGCCTTCATCACCTGATTAGTTGCAGGGTCAATAAGGCTTAGCACTCCAAAGACTACACTACCTTGTGTACGTGTGCCCACGGGCATGCCTGCCAGTGTAGTTTGTTTGCTCACGATTGGTGAGTCTGTTGCAATGATTGTGGCTGTGCCAGTTGTCTCATTGATTCTTAATTTTCTGAAATAAACGCTCATAATATTGTATTTTATTTAATTTTGGGTACCACAGAAGCGGGGGTACCCTCACCGCAAAAATTAGCTGGGGAGCAATTCAGTAGAAGGTACAACCAATGCAATACACATTATTTTTTTTGGGGACAAAAAATTTTTTTAAGTTTCCTGAGCAATTTATAAAAATTTATTTTATATTTGTCTCAGAAATTTGTATATTATTCCTATAGAAGGATTATTAATAAATAACAAAAGATGGCAATTAAAAAAGACTCTAGGTTAGCAAGTGCAGGGGTAGCTGGTTATAATACACCAAAGCGTACTCCCTCACATCCAACTAAGTCACATGTTGTTGTGGCAAAAGAAGGTGATAGTGTAAAGACTATTAGATTTGGTCAGCAAGGTGTAAGTGGTGCCGGGGCAAATCCTAGCACACCAAAAGATAAGGCTAGACAAAAATCTTTTAAGGCTAGACACGCAGCAAATATTAGTAAAGGTAAAATGAGTGCTGCTTATTGGGCAGATAAAGTTAAATGGTAATGGCAAAATCAAAAGTAAACGCTGCCGGTAATTACACCAAACCAGGAATGCGTAAGACTCTCTTTAATAAGATTAAAGCGGGTACAAAGGGTGGTGATCCAGGTGAGTGGTCTGCACGTAAAGCACAACTACTTGCTGTTCAATATAAAAAAGCAGGAGGAGGATACAAATGAAAGGCGTAAATCACTATAAGAAAGATGGTACACTATATAATGGTGGTAATCATAAAATGCCAGATGGTACATTATTTTCTGGAAAGACACATGGTAAAACAAGTGTAAAGTTATTTCATTTGAAAGAACTGTCTCAAACAGTTCAGAATAAAATAAAGAAAAAGTAATGGCACTAGCTAAATCACAAGAGTCACTTAAGAAGTGGGGTAATGAGAAATGGAAGACCTCAGACGGAAAACCGTCTAAAGGTAAGAAAAGGTATTTGCCTTCTGCAGCATGGGATGCATTAAGTGCTTCTGAGAAAGCAGCTACTAATAAAGCCAAGGCAGCAGGTAATGCTAAAGGAAAACAATTCGTGAAACAACCAAAATCCGTAGCTAAGAAAGCTGCAAAATATAGATAACATGGCACTAAAGAATAAAATAAATATGGGCACTCCTAAAAAAGGTGCTGCAAAGAAATGCTGGCCAGGCTATGAAAAAAAAGGGACAAAAAAAATGTATGGTAAGACATACAATAACTGTGTAAAAAAATAAAACTTAAAACAAAAATTATGAAAACTGTAAAGAAAATGCAAATGGGCGGAACAATGATGTCTGACTCAACAATGAAGAGAGATTCAATGATGAAAAAAGGTGGTGCCGTAAAAGCTAAGAAACAAGCTGCTACTGCAATAGCTATGAAAGCTGCAGGTAAAAAACCTAAGATGGCTATGGGTGGAGCAATGAAAGATGTACCCGCTGGTAAAAAAGGATTAGCTAAACTTCCAACAGAAGTTAGAAACAAAATGGGTTACAAAAAATATGGTGGTGGTACAGGCAAAGCACAAGTTGGTACAGAAATTAGGATAGCTCAACAAAAAAAAAATAAAGAAAACCTAAATAGAAAACCTGATGAATATTTTCCAACAGATAATAAATCTAAAACACAAATGGATGGTAAAATGGGTATGAATACTTATTCTGCTCCTAGAATAACAAAGGATACTACTACTGCTCCGCCTATGAAAAGCAAAGGTGGTGCAATAAAATATGGTATGGGTGGTGCTGCTCCTAAGAAAAAAATGGGAGGTTCTGCATTTAAAGATAGCATGGGCGGTTCTATGAAATACGGAATGGGTGGATCTATGAAGTATGGAATGGGCGGTGCAATGAAAGCTAAGATGGGTGGAGCTACAAAAACAAAGAAGAAGTAATGGCTAAGTTAACCGCAGGAAATGAAAAGCATGTGGTTTACAAAAAAGCCAAAAAAGTAGGTAAAGGTAAACCGGGGGATATCATTGTGGACCATCCTAATACAGATAAAGGTAAGTGGGATAAAATTAATCTTACCCAAAAAGCTGGGGCTAAAACTATTAAACAAGGTGTAGCAGCAACAAAGAAATGGCACAAAGAAAATCCCCCAATGCCTAAAGGAACTCAAAAGAAAAAGAAAAAGTAATGAAAATTAATATTACACAGGCTTGGGTTAATGATGTGGAGGAGTTTAGGGTTTACGCTAATCAAGAATTAGTGGCTAAATTTCCTGATCAAGAAAGTGCAATTGAGTACATGAAAAAATTAGTGATGTTTAAATTAGAACCAGATGAGAGAAATTGATTTAACTAAATTAGGATTTGAACGTGTTGATGAAACTCCAGAATCAAGTGGAAGTGATGCACCATGGTATTATTATACTTTAAGCATTGGGAATATTGGATTTATATCTAATGATAGTGATGATAGTATGAATGGAAATTGGACAGTAGAAGTTTTAGAGGGAGGCGTTGTTTTTGATAAAGCGTCAGAACTGAAAACCGTAATTGGGTTGTTTAAAAAGAATGAAATAAAATAAAAGTCATTAAACTTTTTTTATTTAAACTATTATTGTATGTTTGCAGTATAACGTTTAAATAAAAAAATTAAAATGGCAAAAAACAACAACCCGTTAGATGAGAAAGATCCCATCTTAACAAAAGAAGAATTGAATGCACGTAGAGAAGAAATCTCTTCATTCTACAAAGACAACATCCCACATTTAGAAGTTCAGGCAGAGTATGAGATGCTTTTAGCTACAATTGAAAAATCAAGAGCTGAAAGACTTCAAGCACAAATGTTTATGGCCCAGGCTTATGCTGCTCAAAAAGAGGGTGGTCAAGTTCCTGTTAATTCTGCAGAGGCACAAGCTTTTAAAGAAGCTATGGAAAATGCTGCAGCTAGTATAGAATAATATGCAAATGTTAAAAAGGGGGAGTACTGGACTAGATGTACAGACTCTTCAATCCAAACTCTTGTTAAAACAAGATGGACAGTTTGGACCAGCAACAGAAAAAGCTGTAATTAGATTCCAACTATCTAATAATATTCCACCAACAGGAATAGTAGATTCAGATATGTGGACTTTATTATTTAATAAAACTCCAGCATTACAAGAAGCTATTGATGAAGATAGTGATATATATGGTCAATACTTTAAGACCAATTATGATCAGTTAATTCATAAACATTATTTATCTAAAGGTGAATATATTCAAGGGCCTATTAAAAATGAATATATATTCTTACATCACACAGCTGGAAATAATAATCCATATGCTACTATTGATATGTGGAATAAAGATGACCGGGGGGCTGTTGGTACAGAATTTGTTTTAGGGGGTAGAAATCATACAACCGGTGATGCTAAATATGATGGTCATATGGTTCAAGCTTTTCCAACAGGAAATCAAGGTTGGCATTTAGGAACAACTAAATCTGGCTGGATGAATAGACATTCTGTTGGATTAGAAGTTTGTTGTATGGGCCCATTAACTAAGGAATATAAAACCTATGTGGGAACAGTGACTCAAACAGATGAAGTAACAATATTGGAAGAACCATTTAAAGGATTTACCAATTGGCATTCTTATTCAGACAATCAGATTAAAGAAATTGAGAAATGGATTAAATATGTTGGTGAAAGAGACCAGATTGATATCAGATTGGGATTAAAACAATTAATACAAAAGCATGGTCCAAAAAAAGCATTTGATTATCATGAGGATGCATGCTATGGTAAAATAAAAGGATTACTCACACATACCAATGTTAGAAAGGATAAATCAGATTGCTATCCACATCCTGACTTAGTTGATATGATAATAAGTTTAAAATAATGGCAATAGTAAATAAAGTAGATTTAAAACTACAGGTTGATATTGATGATACTATTAAATATCAAATACTCACGTATTGTTTTTTTAATAACATACTTATTGGTGCCTCAGAACTTATAAGTTTGTCTGAATTAGCAAAACATACAAAAGTGGAGCTAACTAAATTTTGTATATTATTAGCTGATGAAAAAATATTTAAAAGTCCACAATCAGCTAGAAATGCTTTGGTTAAAGCAGAAAAGAAAAAACTGATAGTAAAAAATGGTATAAATAAAAAAACTATCTCTTTAAATAAAGACATTAATATTCAGACAAACGGGTTGGTATTGTTGGATTATAAAATATTAGGACGTGAATCCCAAAAAATATAAAGAATTTAAACAAGATATAGCTGAACAAGTGGGAGTGCATCCACAAGTAGTGGATGATTTTATATCTTTTTATTATGGAAAACTTAGAAAAAAAATATCTGAATTAGAATATCCAAGGATTAATATAGATGGATTAGGAACATTTTATTTAAGAAAGACTAAATTAGAAAATTCAATTAAAAGAAATAAAAGTACATTGGGTAATTTAACTAAAAGAACTTATAATGGTTATGCTCAAAGTGAAACTATACAGAATAATATTGAACAAATGTCTAAAGCATTAGAGCAAATGGAAGCAGATATATTAAAGAAAAAAGAATTTAAAGCAAAGTAATATGAACGGTAAATGGAAAAAATACTTAAACGCATTTAAAAATGCAGATCATATTGTTGAAGGAATTAAAAACAATATATTTAAACAAGAGCACATTGAAGCTGTAGCTACAGATAGATTTCAAGTTTGCATACAGTGTTCTTTATTTGATGCTTCTGGAGATAGTTGTTTAGCTCCTGGTACACAACCTTGTTGCTCAGATTGTGGATGCAGTCTTGCATTTAAGGTGCGGTCATTGTCAACCTCTTGCCCTAAAGGTTTTTGGGATTCATTAATGACTGAAGAACTAGAAGAAAAAGTAAATCAACAAATTAAAAAATAACATTATGACAGTATCAGAAATAGTAAAGGATCTTTTAACTTATAAAATGATTACTCCAGAAGCAGCTCAAGTGCTTTTGCAAGCAGACATTAAAGCTAATTTATATGATAATAGAAATAATGGGCATCATGTGTATAATGTTTATCCAAGCATAACAACAAACCCCTATATATCTACAACAACAAATGATCCATTGTGTAAAATAACTGGGGCTGAAGCACCACAAACTTTAACTACAGGGTAATGGCTATTATATTCAAAGAAGATGGACATACTTATGAAAGTATAGAAGATGACAACATCAAATGGTTGAGTGTCACTTCATTTATAGGAATGCTTAAACCCAAATTTGATAAAGAAGGACAAGCAAAAAAATCTGCTAAGAATAAACACTCTAAATGGTATGGCATGACTGAAAAAGAAATAATCAGTGCATGGGATAATGAGACAGAAAGAGCTATTAATCTTGGTAATTTTTATCATGGTCAAAGGGAATCTGATATATTGGATTTTAATACAATTGAACGTAATGGAACAGAACTACCCATAATCAAACCTCTTATAAATGAAGAGGGTGTGAAATTAGCACCTAAACAAACTTTATTAGCAGGAATGTATCCAGAACATATGGTTTATTTAAAATCAGCGGGTTTATGTGGACAAGCAGATATGGTAGAAATTATAGATGGGTATATTAATATTAATGACTATAAGACAAATAAGGAAATTAAAGAAAAAGGATTTACTAATTGGGATGGTGTTACAAATAAAATGTATAAACCTATTAGTCATTTGGATGATTGCAATTTAATACACTATAGTCTACAACTCAGTATTTATGCGTATATTATTAAAAAGCATAATCCTCTACTTAAGATAGGAAAGCTAACAATACAACATGTAAAGTTTAAACAATTGGGAGAAGATGAAAACGGATATCCTATAAATGAACATATAAATGGAGAACCTGTTTTAGATGAAATTAAAATATATGAAGTCCCATATTTAAAAGATGAAGTATCTTCATTAATAATGTGGTTAAAAGATAATAAATAAAATTATGGCAAAAAAAGAATTTACAGTATCAGTAGCAATCCAATCTAAACAGTCTAGAGTCCCAACAGACTTTAGATTTGAAGATACTAAGATTACACTTGAATTAGATGATGTGATATATTTTAAAGAATATTTTCACTATAATACAGATAAATTCCAAAAAGAATATACTGATGTATTATTAAGAGGATTGTCAACCCCAATTACACTTAAAATTAAATATGATGATTTTAAAGAACTATTTAAAAAATAAATTATGGCAAATGTAACAATTACACAAGTTCAATTAACAGCTGAAACTAACAACTCCAATATACCTGTAAATTATTATTATAGTTTAGCAAGTGAATCAAATATGTATATTGATGCAATTAATATTTTAAGTGTTGGATATGTTTGGGATACAGTAGCTAATGCATATATATCAGGAATTGTGCAGATATATATTGCTGGTATTCCAACACCAATATATTCCACAAATACTTATGCGTCAATAGTCACATATATGAACTCTTAAATATAAACTATGTTAATAAGATTATTTGATATACAAAATAGTAAAGTAATTCCATCAGAACATTGCTATGCTTTACCTTTCTTAAAAATTATAATGGATGAATATCCAGATACATATTTAAAAGTTTACCAATACATATTTTATATGAGTTGTCCTAACCCAGATATGAATCCTTTTTTTAATATTCCAGAACATGAGAAAGAAGATATTATTATTGAAGAAGTTCAATTAGAAGATTCTCCTGAAGATATTAAAATAAGATATGCTTTAGATATGTGTTATAAATTATATGAAACACCAACATTCAGAGCATACAAAGGGATTAAATCAATGCTTGATAGACTTGCCAAATATATGGAAGTAACCGCTATTGAACATGGTAGGGATGGTAACATAAACTCAATGATAAATGCAGCATCTAAATTTGACCAAATTAGGTTGTCATATAAGGGTACATTAATAGATATGAAAATAGAACAAGAAAGTTCTGTGCGTGGAGGAGCTGGTTTAGCATATGATCAGGTGTAATGAAAGAGAAGATAGAAAAGTGGACCTTTCTTTATTGGGATGAGCCAATTACAGTAGAGCTAAAGCTTATTGATGAACCAATTGATGAACCAATTGATGATAAAATAAATATTAAAACTAAAAAAATGATACAACAAGTAATACCAGTAGGAAAAAAATTATTAATAAAACAAAATAAAGCTAATGCTTATTTTAAAAATACTAATATAATTATACCTGAAGCATCTCAAAAAAATGAAAATAAAGGAACTGTAATTGCTGTAGGTGTAGGAATCACAGAGATTGAGATAGGAGATGTGATTCAATATAGTGAACATTGTCTACCAACAACCATGATGCATAATGATGAAGAACATTTGTTAATACATGAGGGAGACGTGTTTGCTAAGTTTAAATATGTATAAATCAATACCAACATATCAAGATGGTAATTGGACCAACACGGACTTTAATACTAAAGGAGAGTTCATTGAATATGTTTTAAGTATATTTAGTGTTCCTGGTCAGTATGAATTTAATAAGCTTTCATATAAATTTAATGAGGAAGCTAAAAAGTTTAATGCACAAGGGTTTTATTGTAATAATCCATTTAGGTCAAAGGATTTTACTACATATTGGGAAGATCAAAAAAATAAATGTAGACATGGAGTCATTTATAATGATGGAAATAAAAGCTGGTATTTAACTAGAGATTATTACATGTGGTTAAATTTTCTTCCCATCTTTGATAAAGAAGAAAAAAAATACGGATTTGCAAAAATAAGAGATGCTCAATATCACATGGCATTATATGAATTACTTGCAGAACTACATGACAAGCATTCAGCAATATTAAAAAAACGCCAGATAGCTTCCTCTTATTTTCACATGGGTAAAATTATTAATACGTATTGGTTTGAGGAAGGAAGTATTTGCAAGATTGGTGCATCTCTTAAAGATTTTATTAATGATAAAGGTTCTTGGAAATTTTTAGATGAATACAAGACATTCTTAAATGAGCATACTGCTTGGTATAGACCAAGTAATCCAGAAAAAGTTCTTCTTTGGCAACAGCAGATTGAAGTAAAAATTGGAAATAGAAAAACAGCAAGGGGTTTAAAGTCAAAAATACAAGGGGGTTCTTTTGAAAAAAATGCAACTACCGGAGTAGGTGGACCGTGTACATACTTCTTTCATGAAGAAGCAGGGATAGCACCAAAAATGTCTGAGACATATGAGTACTTACGTCCTGCAATGTCATCTGGTATGATGACTACAGGTATGTTTATAGCAGCAGGATCTGTTGGAGATTTAGAACAATGTAATCCTTTAAAGGAAATGATTTCTAATCCAGTAGCAAATGATATATATGCTGTAGAAACAGATTTAATTGACGCAGATGGAACAATAGGTATGGCTGGTTTATTTATTCCTGAACAATGGTCAATGCCTCCTTTTATTGATGACTATGGAAACTCTTTAGTAAAAGAAGCAGAAGAGGCTATACGTATTGAAAGAGAAAGATGGAAGAATGAATTAAATGGTGAACAGTTTCAATTAAGAATATCTCAAAAACCATTAAATATAGCAGAAGCATTTGCCTATAGAAAAGCATCAATATTTCCACAAGGAATATTATCTAGACAAGCAAAAAAAATAGAAGAGAAAGAATATCCATATGAATTATTAGAATTGGATAGAGATGAAAAAGGAGTTTTTGCTAAAAGAACAAGTAAGCTACCAATAAGCAGGTTTCCTGTAGATAAAAAACAAGTGGATAAAACAGGAAGTATTGTGGTTTGGGAAAGACCTATTAAAAGTCCAGAGTTTGGAGCCTATTATGCTTCTATTGACCCTGTATCAGAAGGTAAGACTACAACATCAGATTCTTTATGTAGTATTTTTGTTTATAAGAATGCAACAGAGGTTACAAGAACTATGATATCTGGAGATGTAGAACAATTTCTAGAGAAAGATAAAATTGTAGCATCATGGTGTGGCAGATTTGATGATATAAATAAAACACATGAAAGATTAGAATTAATTATAGAATGGTACAATGCATGGACAATAGTGGAAAATAATATATCTCTATTTATTCAACATATGATTGCTAGAAAAAAACAAAGATATTTAGTTCCTAAACAACAGATATTATTTTTAAAAGATCTTGGTTCAAACAATACTGTATATCAAGAGTATGGCTGGAAAAATACAGGCGTATTATTTAAAAGCCATTTAATTTCATATGCAATTGAATTTTTAAGAGAGGTTATAGATGAGGAAAGTGATCTTAATGGTGTTGTTACAAAACAAACATTAGGGGTAGAAAGAATACCAGATGGAATGTTAATAAAAGAGATGTTAGCATACTACCCCGGACTTAACGTAGATAGATTAGTTGCATTTGGAGCATTAGTTGCTTTTGTAAAAATACAACAATCTAATAGAGGTTTTTCAAAAAGACGTGAATCTGAAGAGAAATCTTTGGATAATTCAAAAAATTTGTATAAATTAATGTATAGTCCCTTTAAAAATATTGGGCGTAATGGAAACAATACTGACAAAACAATTAAGAGATCAGGCTTCAAGAATTATAAATAAATTAACTAATTAAAAATTAGAATGAAAGTACTTAATGCAATGCAATTGAAAGCCGGTGCAAGAAAAGAACAAGGTGCATCCTTTTCTAATCTTACACAACCTATTCAGTTTTTACCATATGCTGAAAAAACAGATGATTGGGCCTCTTGGAATTTAGATTGGTTAGAATTACAAGGAATACAATTTTTAAGAGTTAATGCCAGAAGGCTTCTAAAAAATTATAAATTAGCTAAAGGTATTATAGATAAATCAGACTACATAGTTGAGCCTGATAATGACTATAAAGATTTAATGGACGTTTTAACTAAGGAGAATGATTCTGCTTTAGAACTTAAATTTTATCCTATTGTTCCTAATGTAATTAATGTATTGAGTGGAGAGTTTTCCAAAAGATACAACAAAGTTCAATTCAGAGCTGTTGATGACAAGTCTTATAATGAGATGCTTGAACAGAAAAAAATGCAAGTTGAAGAAGCTTTACTTGCAGATGCTGAAAGAAAGTTAGTACAAAAGATGATTCAAATGGGAATGGACCCGGCATCTGATGAAGCTAAACAACAACTTGCTCCTGAAAATATTAAGACATTACCTGAAATTCAAGATTTTTTTAGCAAGTCATATAGAAGTTCTGTTGAAGAATGGGCCTCACATCAACTTAATATTGATGAGGAAAGATTCAAAATGCAAGAACTTGAAGAAAGAGGCTTTAGAGATATGCTTATTGCTGATAGGGAATTTTGGCATTTCCGTATGTTAGAAGATGATTATGATGTTGAATTATGGAATCCTGTTTTAACATTCTACCAAAAATCACCAGATCAAAGATATATATCAGATTCTGCCTATGTAGGTAAGATTGATTTAATGACTGTATCTGATGTAGTGGATAGATATGGATACTTAATGGATTATAAACAATTAGAATCATTACAACAAATTCAACCTTTAACTTCTGCTCAATATAGGGTTAATGGGTACCAAAATGATGGTTCTTATTATGATGCTACTAAGTCACATGCATGGAATACAAATTCACCGGGATTAGCATATAGACAATATACAAGTAATTACATGGCAGATCCTGTTAAAGGTGGGGATATATTAACACAGATTTTAAATCAAAGTGAAGACTTAGCTTATTTTGGTGATAGTAATTTAATGAGAGTATGTACAATTTATTGGAAAACTCAAAGAAAGGTTGGTCATTTAACTAAGGTTGAATTAGATGGTGAAATTACTCAAGAAATTATAGATGAAACATTTAGAATAACTGAGAAAGCTATTTATGATACATCAATATTTAAAAACAAATCAAAGGATACTTTATTACAAGGAGAACACATTGATTGGATTTGGATAAATGAAGTTTGGGGAGGTGTTAAAGTTGGACCTAATACTCCAGCTACATGGGTAGGTACAACAGCTGACGGACTGAATCCTATTTATTTAGGTATTAACAGAACTAAACCAGGAAGATTACCTTTTCAATTTAAAGGCAATAATTCATTATATGGTTGCAAACTTCCAGTAGAAGGAAGGGTATTTTCAGATAGAAATACAAGATCTACTTCTTTAGTAGATTTAATGAAAGCCTATCAAGTAGGATATAATATGGTTAACAATCAGATTGCAGATATCCTTATAGATGAATTAGGTACTGTAATTATGTTTGATCAGAATGCTTTACCACGTCACTCAATGGGTGAAGATTGGGGTAAAAATAATTATGCTAAAGCATACGTAGCAATGAAGGATTTTCAAATGCTTCCATTAGATACAAGTATTACTAATACAGAAAATGCTGTAAACTTCCAACACTACCAGACTCTAAACATGGAGCAAACTAGTAGATTGATGAGTAGAATACAATTAGCTAATTATTTTAAACAACAATGTTTTGATGCAATAGGTATTAATCCACAAAGACTTGGTGGTGCTGTATCAGCACAAACAGCCACTGGTGTTATTAATGCTATGCAACAGTCATATGCACAAACAGAGATTTATTTTACACAACACTCTGATCAACTAATGCCAAGAATTCATCAGATGAGAACTGATTTAGCACAATACTATTGTAGTACAAAACCTAGTATAAGATTAAGTTATATGTCTACTGAGGCAGATAAAGTAAACTTTACTATTAATGGTACAGATCTTTTATTAAGAGATTTCAATGTATTTGCCACAACCAAAACAAATCACAGGGCTATACTTGAACAATTAAAACAAATGGCTTTAACTAATAATACAACTGGTGCAAGTATTTTTGAACTTGGAAATATTGTTAAAGCTGATTCTATTGCTGAAGTAACAGACATTCTTAAAGATGCTGAAGCAAGAATTGCTGACCAAAGAAAAGAAGAGATGCAACAACAACGTCAAATGCAAGAACAACAGTTACAAGCACAGGCGCAGGAAGCTCAAATGAAAGCTCAATTAGAACAATCAGAGTCAGAAAAAGATAGACAAAAAGATATAACGGTTGCTGAAATTAGAGCTGCTGGATACGGAGCTGGTGTTGATATAAATGAAAACAAAGTAAATGATTACCAAGATACACTAAAAGATATTCAACAAACAACTCAATATAGAGAGCAAATGAATATGAAGCGTGAAGAAATGGTAAGTAAATCATCTACAGAAGCTCAAAAACTTCAAGTTGAAAGAGAAAGAATAGCAGCGCAAACCCAGATAGCAAACACTCAGTTAGATATAGCCATACAGAATAAAAATAAGTATGATGTTAAAAAACCAAAGGATAAATAATTTAAGTTAGCTATATACTGCATAAAAGATTACAATTTTGACAAATATAATAAGTTTATTATAGTGTTAGATAACTCAAGATTTACTATATTATATATATAAAGTATTAATTATTAAACCAACAATAAGATGAGTACCAAAAACAACACAATGAGTAGCAATGTAGAAACTTTAGACATTAATCTAGATGAGATATTTAATGCAGCGCCAAGTGGTGCTGACATTACTTTACCATCAGGAAAAAATGCAAAGACTACAAACAACATTTTTTCAGGAATAAACAAAAAAGCAGATTTTACATTTGCAGATCCTGATATTGATGACACAGATGATTTAACTAATAAACTTAAATCAGTTGCATCACCCGTAGATCTTCTTGCAGATGAAGAAGATTTGAATTCTAAAACTACCAAAGATGATGCAAAGAGTATCATAGATGGTTTAGATGATGATGATGATGATAAGAAAGAAACCAGAGGTAGAAAAGCTATTTCAGGAATTTCTGATGTATTCTCAAAAATGATTAAGGAAGATAAATTAGTTCCTTTTGATGATGAAAAAGCTTTTGATGATTATACTGCAAAAGATTGGGAAGAATTAATTGAAGCTAACTTAGAAGAAAAAGCAAATCAAGTAAGACGTGAAACACCTAAACAGTTTTTTGCCAGCTTACCTGATGAATTACAGATTGCAGCAAGATATGTTGCAGATGGAGGTACTGATTTAAAAGGATTATTTTCTACATTGGCACAGGTTGAACAAACCAGAGATTTAGATATTAAATCTGAAAGAGATCAAGAGATTATTATTAAAGAATACTTGAATGCTACAGGATATGGAACTTCTGATGAAATAGAAGAAGAAATTGAAATTTGGAAAGATTTAGGAAAACTTGAACAACAAGCATCTAAATTTAAACCAAAATTAGATAAGATGGCAGAACAAATTGTTATCAAGAAAGTACAAGAACAACAAATAAAACAAAAACAGCAAGAACAAGCTTCAAAAGATTATATGCAAAATGTATATGATACTTTAAAAGATGGCAACTTGGGAGATATTAAAGTTGATAGAAAAACTCAAGCCATGTTATATAATGGTTTAGTTCAACCAAGTTATCCTTCTGTAAGTGGAAGAAATACTAATTTGTTAGGACATCTTCTTGAAAAATACCAATTTGTAGAACCAAATTATGGTTTGATATCTGAGGCATTATGGTTATTGCAAGATCCAGAAGGATATAAAGCAAAGATCATGGATAAAGGAGCTCAACAAAGTGTTGAACAAACAGTAAGAAAACTAAAAACAGAACAAGGTAATCATAGTTCAAGTTCTATTGGCATTCATGATAAAGATGAAGAAACAAGAAAACAACCAACTAAAAAATTACCAAGAACCAATAACATTTTCAAAAGGATTTAACAATCACAAATATATAAACAATTAAAAAACAATTAAAAACAATTAAAAATTATGGCAACTCCAGTATTAAATAATGGGATTTTCCTAAGAGACACTAGCTACAAGGCAAGTTCTCATGTTGATTCTTATCACTTAACCCAAATGCTTGGTTCAGCAGAACCAATGGATATGGGACCAGTTGATTTATGGGCAATGACTCAAAAAGTTGAAATGCCTCTTTATCAAATGGCTTCGTTTGGTGGAAAGAATACAATCATGGTGGACAATGCACGTGGTGAGTACAAATGGCAAACTCCTATTGCGCAAGATCTTCCCTACATTGTGGCAGACATTGAACCATCTAATGCTACTAAAGGTGTAGATGGAACAACATTCAAAATTAAAATTTCTAAAAGAACATTTGGACATGGTGATATTATCACTTATGACAAGTACAATGGATTAGAACTTTACATCACAGCTGATGATATCATTCCTGCTGGTGACGGTTTTATTTACACAGTTCAATTAGTAAACAACAACAACGTAGCCAGCTTAGATAATAAGTATTTGGCTAAAGGTACCAAATTCTTCCGTAAGGGTTCTGCCCGTGGAGAATATGGTGAGCGTTTTTCTGACATTGAAACAGGTTCTGGTTTCCGTGAATTCTACAACTTTGTAGGAGGAGCTGAAGCACACGTACATTATTCTATTTCTAGCCGTGCTGATCTTATGATCAAAGGTGGTTTGAATGCAGATGGTACTGTTCCTGTAACTGAAATTTGGAGAAACTTCAATCAAAATGCTAGTGATCCTGCAGTACCAAGTATTGAAGGTTTAATTGCTAACATGGGTAAAGCTGGAGCTAGAGAAGCTTTTGAAAATGGTTCTCTTTCTAGAACATTTCTTACAAAAATGGAAGCCGCTCACTTATCAAAAATTGCTTCAGATATTGAAACATATTTGATGTGGGGTAAAGGTGGACGTATCAAGCAAGATGGTCCTGATGATATCAGATTGTCTGTAGGTTTGTGGTCACAATTGGATAACTCATTCAAACGTGTATATAACAAATCTTCATTTACACTTGATATGTTTAAATCTGAATTGTATAATTTCTATCAAGGTAAAGTTGAATTCAAAGGTCCAGATCCACAAAGATCACTTGTTGTACAAACAGGTATTGGTGGAATGCAATTGATCAACAAAGCTATTGCTGATGAAGTATATGGTTCTGGTTTAGTTCAAAATGCTAGTGATATTGGAGCTGTTAAAGGTTCTGGTATGGATTTAGATTATGGATTTGCTTACACTTCATTTACTATTCCTTTCTTAGCTAATGTTAAGTTTGTATTGAACCCAGCGTTTGATAACTTGAATACTAATGATATTGAGAATCCATTAATTGATGGCCGTCCATTGAGCTCTTATAGTTTCATTATTTTTGATGTAACTGATGAAGGAAATGATAACATCCATTTGTTGAAATTATCTTGGGATAATCAATTGAAATGGTTCTACCAAAATGGAACTATGGATTACATGGGACGCACACAAGGTTTTGCATCAACAGGTAACTTTAACGGATACCGTGTAATGATGTCACAAACTATGCCTGCAATCTGGGTTAAAGATCCTACCAAGGTATTAAAAATTGTTATGAGAAATCCTATTACAGGTGGTTCTTTCTAACATTAAGTATTAAAACAGTACTCAGGTGCTTACCGTAAGATCAGCACCTGAGTCATTTTAAAATAAAAATAACATGGCACAAATAAAAAAAGTAACTCAAAAATTTCAAGACCCTGCTTATGTAGGTCAAGAAAACACAACGGCCCTTGCAAAATTACTCCATGTTAATGAAGTAATTAGTTGGGTTAGAAATACGGTAAGTGTAAGCTATGCTGATAATGCAGCTGCAAAAGCGGCAGGATTAGTGGATGGTGATTTATATCATACCGCAGGAACATTAAAAATTGTTTATACACCTTAAGTCAAATAAACTAGAGCAAGAATAATATCTTGCTTTAGAAATATTAATAATAATAACTTGTACATAATTATGTACTTTTGACAAATAGAAACAATTATTAAATTTTAAAAACCAAAACATGAACGATTACACAATTGTAGAAAAGTATCAGCAAACAAAAAATCAAACTATTGCTGTCCGTCCTTATTTTAATAGGGGTAAAGAAAACATGGGATTAGAACATTATGGTCTATCCTTACATGATGGAGTATTCCATGAAGAAAACTTAGCTTGTTTAGAAATGAATGGAGTTAAACGTTACATTACAGGTCTTAATGAATTTGCTCCAGAAGTAAAGATGTTAGATCCCAAAGCAAGAAAAATTAAAGTTGATGAAATCAGAAAACTTGTTTCTCAATTAGAAGCTGAATTAGCTGCTAATGTAGTTGATCCAACAGATAAAGAATTCTGGAATAAGTTAACAATAATGAAACCTGATAATTCAAAATTTTGGGATAAGATTAGTTTAAGATGTGGAAATGATCCTGTATTTTTAGATCCAGATAAAGATCCTTATGACTTAATTAAACTACAAGCAATTTATGCAGGTGGTTTTTCTATAGTAGCAAAATCATTGAGAGAAGCAAGAGAAATGGGTAATCCACCTAAATTTTATCTTGATACACAAGAAGAAACATTAAGTACAAGAACTGAACTTAGTAAATTAAAAAATAAAGCTTTAGTTGAATTACAAAAAATGTATGATACTAATGCTGCAAAATTAATGTATGTAGCTAAAATTTGTGATGCAGATAGTGCACAATATATTAAGAGTACACCCAATGATATTCTTTATGAAAATATGGATGAGTATATCAATGGAAATGGAGCTGAGTCTTCTAAGAAAAGAGCAGCAACACAATTCCTAGATGTAGCCACATTATCAATGGAAGAGTTAAAAATAAAAGCATTAATAAAAGATTCTTTATTTTATAGATTTATAACAACAAAAGCTGGAGGTTGGATTGAACCAATTGATAGTGGCATTAAGTTAGGTAAATCACCTTCTGAATGTTTACAATTTTTGAAAAATCCAGAAAATGAAGAAGCATTAATGTCACTACTTAATAAAGTAGAGCCATACTGGAATTCTTAAAAGATAAAAAATGAATAACGCTACACTTTTAATTAAATTAAAGCAAAGATTAAATAAACTTGATAGCCAGGACTATGATAATATAGAATGCTGGCAATTTGTTGAAGCATTTAACAAGGTGCAATTAGAATGGTGTAGAAGAAATCTGCATGGTGGCAACATGTATAAAGAAGGAGATGAATTATCTAAAAGAAGAATTGATGATTTACAACCTTTATTAAGAGAATTGTCATTAACAGGAACAGTTACAGATAATTATTTTGAAACAAATAATTTTCCAGTAAATACATATTTAGAATTTAAAAGAATAAGTACAGATGCTACTAGTGAATGTTGTTTAGATCCAAGATCAATGACAGTTTATTTAGCTGAAGAAGCTAATGTAAATCTATTACTAAGAGATCCTTTAAAAAATCCTGATTTTGAATGGGGTGAAACTTTTTGTACAATGTTGGGTAATAAGATTAGAATTTATAGAAACCCAAATTTTAATATTGTGAATCCTGTATTGACATATTATCAAAAGCCAATATATATACAGATACTAGGTTGTGTTGATCCATATACAGGAATTGTTAGTATAACTAATATTCCTTGTCAATTTAAAGATGATGTTGTTGAACTAATGCTAGATGATACAGCCTCACTTATTGCTGGAGATATTGAAAATATGTATCAGCAACAAAGGGGACAATCAGAAGCTGAAAGAAATAATTAAAAAATGAGGACATTAAAAAATATAAACCAAGAAGAAAAAAATGGAAAAACTTTAAAAAGACCTGGTGCTGAATTAGCACAAGAAACTTCTCAAGTGGTTACTGCTTTAATGAATGCTACAACAAGTTTGCATAAATTACATTTACAAGTTTCAGGTGTTGGTTCATTTGCTCAACATTTAGCTTTAAATGAGTTATATAATAATATGCATGAACATGCTGATAAATTAGCAGAAGGATTTCAAGGAGCATCAGAAACATTATTAAAATATGAAAATGATGCACCTGTGGTTTTAAATAATGTAAAAGAAGCAATTATATATTTAAAAAAATTAACTGAAGAAGTAACAGAATTACAATCAATTATGCCTTATTCAGAAATTGTAAATAACTTAGATCTTGTAAAAGAATCTATTAATACAGCAAAATATAAATTAATTTTCTTATTATAATTGAAAATTAAAAAAATTTTCTTATATTATAGTGTACACAAAGTACAAATTATATATTTATAAACAAAAAAAACAAAAATTATGGCTTATTTTAATCATGCGTTTTACAAAACGTTTGTTGCAACTTCCACACAGGCTTCTGCCGGAACTGCAACCTCAGCATTAACTGCTGGACAACTTGGTATAGTTACTGATGCAACATGGCAAACAATTGCCATTTCCGGAGGTACTTTACCAGCTAACTCATTGGCTTATCTTGTACAAGGTAGCTATTACACTAGAGATACAATTGGAAACAATCCAGGTAACGGTGGTTACAAGGAATCTGTTAAATCAAAAGGTATCAATCCTAAGTTTATCTCAAGAGTATGGGAAACTAATTGTATAAGTGCAGTACAATCTACTGCTACTTTATCATTAGCTTCTGATTGTGCTCCTTGTGGAAAAACTCAATTTATGAGAATGGATGTTAAGGGTTCTCCTACATTACGTTTCTTAAATCACAATGCTTATTCAATTGGTGATAGTGCAAACATTTGTTGCATTGATAATCAATTGTTTTTAGATGTTACATTAGTTTCAGCTGCAATGGCTCAAATGGTTCTTGCTAATCCATTAATTAAACCGTTTGTTGCTGAAGGTGATCCTAATGGTGTTCAAACTGCTACATTGGCTGGTGGTTCTGGATACTCTGTTGCTTCTGGTGTTGCTACTACTGGTGGTACTGGTTCTGGATTTAAAGTTAATATTTTAACTGTAACTTCTGGTGCTATTGCTACATTTAATATTGCTGCACGTGGTACTGGATATACTGTAGGTGATGTATTAACTGTTGCTGGTGGTACTGGTGGAACTTTTACAGTTACTGCTCTTACTGTTGGTGGTGTTGTTGTAACTTTAACTACTGCAGGTGTAAGTGTACAAACTGTATATACTATTGCTCAAGCTTTAGGTACTGCTGCTTCTGGAAATTATACTCCTTCAACTGATCCTAATGGTGCAACTAAAGTTAGTGCTACAGTTCATTTTGTAGGAGCTTATGTTGATACTAAATTTGGTAACTGTTCATTTGATACTAGAGATCATTTTAACGCTGAACCTGTAGTTATCATTGCTTCTATTCTTGATGAAACTGGAAACCCATGTAATGATTGTGGTGTTGCTACAAGCACTCCTGGTCAAATGCAACAAACTCAAGGTGAAAGTGTAGTTAGAGATTTAATTCTATCTGAATCATACAGACAATCTCCTTTTAACCAAGGAAATACTGATAGTTCAAGAATTAGAGAAATTGAAATGTCTGATGAACTTTTAGCTTCTGTTGATAGAGCTGTTACTTATAAAGCATACTATATTCAACACACTGTTCCTAGATTTAATAATCCTACTGGTGTTTTTGATAATGACCAATATGTATACCAAATATATGTTAAGTGTTCAGATACAACTGCTAACACAAATGTATTAGCATTGGTTAACAAAATGGTTGCTTTAGCAAATACCGCAGGTAATCCTATTGCTTTAGAAACAAATAGCTACTGGTAAAATTTACCTCTAAAAATAGAATGTTATAAAATTAGAGTAGGGGTAATAAAAAACTCCTACTCTTTTTTTTATTTATTCTATTTTTTTTGTATATTATATATATATAGTGTATTAAAATAAATAAAAATGGCAGATAAACATATATTAAGTTTAGAAATACCAACAGTTTCTAATTGTAATCTTTTATGTATTAAAGATACAAGTCAGTATTCTGCAGATCTTGCAGTTGATTGTGAAGAATTGTTAATTACACTACCTGGATTTACCGTTCCTGTTTTACTTAAAGTAAATAAAGATTTTGACATGTGTTTAACAGCATGTGCTCTTGCATTACAAACTGTTAATTGCGGAACTACTCAACAAGAAATTCCTGATGGTATTTACATAATTAGATATAGTGTTTCTCCAAATTTAAAAGTATATGTGGAGTATAATCATTTAAGAACTACAAGGTTATTAACCAAATATTATGAAGTCTTATGTGATTTAGATATTCAAGCATGTCAACCAGAAACATATAAACAACAGTTATTAGATGAAATGGGCTATATTAAAATAATGATAGATGCTGCAGTAGCTAATGTAGAATATTGTCAATCTTCAGCTCAAGGAATGCAACTATATAATTATGCAAAACAAAGATTAAATAAAATAATTTGTCCAACTGGAAATTGCAGTGGACATACATATTTATACTAATAGTATAAAAATAGACATTTAAATAAACCAAAAACCAAAAAAATGGAGTGTGCAAATTGTAATAAAACGTTTACTTGTGGTTGTCAAAAAGCATTTGATAATCAAGGTGTAGCCATATGTAAAACATGTGTAAATGAATGGGAAGCTAAAAAATTAAGTGGTAATACTCAACAAGAAGTTTTATCTACAAGAAGTTTAAATTTAGAATTAGCAGCTCAACAAATAAGAGATTTTAGAAATAAATAAAATATGGAGCAAACACTTATTAAAAGGATTAAGACTGAGCAAAGTTTTGCAATACAAGCATATACAAATTTTAAAGAAATTAAATTTGGCATAACACCTTGTTGCTATATTGACTTTGAAACAGCTACTTTAAATAAGTACTTATGTGATTGGCAAAATAGTGCTTCTACAAAAACAATTATTGATAGTGGTCAAGTAGGTATATTTATTGAACCACTTGTTTCTATTAATGCTGCAGCAAGTATGTCTTGTCCTGTAATACCAACTAATGTTTGTACAATAATAGATCTTGAAGAAATATTATGCAATACAGGAACATTTATACATACACAAGATGTACCATTATCAGTCTGGGTAATAACTCATAATTTAGGAAGCTTTCCTTCAGTAACAGTAGTTGATAATTTAAATCAAGTTGTTGTTGGAGATATTACATATAATAGTTCAAACATATTAACAATAACATTTACATCCGCTTTTGCAGGATATGCATATTTAAATTAAAAAATAACATAAACAATAACATAAAAAAACAAAAATCATGGCAATTAAATATCTAAGTAGTATTAACCTGAATCAGAATGAACTGCAATTTGCAGTTATTCAGAATTTAGGCACAGTCCCTGCAACGGCAACGGAAGGGCAAATTTATTATGACACAGTAACAGACAAGTTACAATTAAGAACGGCTAGTGCTTGGGTTCCTATTAATTCTGGTACAGATATTAATACAACTTATACTTTAGCTACAGCTCCAAGTGGAACAGCAATTAGATTAACAGGTAGTGATTCTACTACTAATGATGTTACATTAACAGGTGCAGGTACAGTTGTTATTACTAGAACAAGTGCTTCACAATTAACAATTACAGGAACTGATTCAGCTGCAGGTACAGTAACTTCTGTATCTAGTGGAACTGGTATTTCAGTAACAGGAACAACTACCATAACTCCTACAGTTAACATTCTTTATGCAGGTGCAACCAATGCAATCTTAGCTGCTACTGCGGCTACTCCATTAGGTGAAGATACATTATGGTTTAGTGATGCTACAGATAGCACAATTAAGAAAGCTTTAATTTCTACATTCCCTGGATTTGGTGCTGATGGTACTGTAACAAACGTTACTGGTGTTGCTTCTACATTTGTTTCAACTTCTATAGCTACTTCAACAACAACACCTGCTATTACAGTAAGTTTAAGTGCAACAGGCACACCAAGTGCATCTACTTATTTAAGAGGTGATAATACATGGGCTACTATTGCTGCTGGTTATGCAGGTTGGAATATAGGTGCTAGTACTGGAGTTGCTCAAGCTGTTGCAACAGGCACAACCGCAAGTATTCTTGCTGGTTCTGGTATAACAACTACAGTAGCAGCAGGTGGAGGTAATCCAACTGTAACTATTGCTAATACTGGTGTACTTGCACTTACTGCAGGAACCAATATAACAATCTCAGGTTCACAATCAAACTATACCATTAATTCCACAAATTCTGGAGGTACAGTTACATCTATCACATTAGCTGCTGGATCAGGTACAGGTACTGCACTTACAACTAGTGGTACATTTACATTTTCTGGAGGTACAGGTATTACAACTTCTGTAACTGGAACTACTGTAACTATTAATGCATCAAATTTAGGTACTGTAACAAGTGTTGCTACAGGAACTGGTTTAACTGGTGGTACTATTACTTCTACAGGTACTCTTTCTGTTCTATATGCTGGAGCAAGTAACATTGTAAATTCTGCTACCGCTGCTACAGCACTTGGTGTGGATTCAATCTTTATTCATAATGTTGCAACAGGTAATGCATCTAAAGCATTAATTTCAGGTTTATCATTAAGTCAATTAGCTGTACCAACTGCAGATTTAAGTATTAATACATTTAAATTAACAAACGTTGTTGATCCTACTTCTGCTCAACATGCTGCTACTAAAAACTATGTAGATACTACATTTGCTGGTTCTGGTGCTTTAATTTATCAAGGTGGTTACAATGCTTCTACAAATACACCTAACTTGGATGTACCTCCTACAGTCACTGTTAATAAAGGATTTACTTATACTGTTACAGCAGATGGTACTTTCTTTAGTGAACAAGTTAGAATAGGTGATTTGCTTATTGCAAATGTTAATACACCTACAGTATTAACTGACTGGACAAGAGTTCAAAATAATATTGATTTAGCTACTACAACTACAGTGGGTATTGCCAGTTTTGCTGCTGCAAGTTTTGCAGTAAGTGCGGGTGGTGAAGTTACCATTAAAGCAGGTGGTGTTATTTTAGGTACACAAACTACAGGAACATATAACCCTACTGTTGGTACAAGTACAAGTATTGATATTGGAAACAATGGTGCATCAGGTGTTGCGGTAATTAATACTGTTTCATTAACAAATGGTGTTATCACAGCATTTACCAGTGAGAACATTCAATCATCAACTACAGCAAATCCTGGTGTAATTTTAATTGCTAGTGATGCTGAAGCTACTGCAGGTTCAGTTACTACTAAAGCTATAACTCCAGCTCAATTAGTTTCTAATATAAATACACTTTCTGCTGCTGTTGTTGTTGCAAGAGAATACAAAGTAACAGTTACTGCTACAGGAGTTGTTACTCACAGTTTAAATACAGCAGATGTAATTGTTCAATTATATGATACAATTCTTTTAGATACAGTTTTTGCAGATGTTGTTAGAACAAGTGCAAATACATTAACTATTACATTTGGCACACCTCCTGTAAATCCTATTAGAGTATTAGTTACAAAAATAGGATAAATAATATTTATTTATAAAGAGGGATTTCACAATAATCCGTGATTTCCCTCTTTTAATAAATAATAAATTGTATTTTTGGAACCAATACAAAAAATAGATAGATGGCAATAAGATTTTTAAATAGTCAAAACATACAAGCTGGTACATTAACTGTATCAACTATATCTAATTTAGCTACAGCATCAGATACTTTTTTAGTTTCAGATAGTGGTTTAATTAAATATAGAACTGCTGCTCAAGTACGCTCTGATATTGGAGCAGGTACAGGAAGTGGCACGGTCACATCTATTACAATAACTCCCGGTACAGGAATAAGTGGTGGAGGAACAGTTACTTCATCAGGTACACTCACTATTACAAATACAGATTTGGGTTCTTCTCAAGCAATATTTAAAAATATTGCGGTTTCTGGTCAAACTACTGTAACTGCTAATATTAATAATGATACATTAAATTTTGCAAATGGTTCTAATATTACCATTACTACTAATACTTCAACAGATACAATAACTATAGCTGCAACAGATACTAACAATTATCCATCAAGTTTAGCTTGGGATACAGGAACTGGTATTTTAACTTTAGGTAGAACTGGTTTAGCTTCATTAACTGTAGATTTAGATGATAGATATCCTTTAAACAGTGGTACAGGAGCAACTGGTACATGGGGAATATCAATTACAGGTAATGCTGCTTCATTGACAACTGGTAGGACGATTGCTATTACAGGTGATTTAACTTATACAAGCCCATCATTTAACGGATCTGGCAATGTTACTGCAGTAGGTACATTAGCTACTGTAAATGCCAATGTAGGATCATTTACAAATGCTAGCGTAACAGTTAATGGTAAAGGTTTAGTAACTGCAGTATCAAGCGGGTCAGCTCCAGTTACTTCTGTAACTGGTACTGCTCCAGTAGTTTCAAGTGGAGGTGCAACTCCAGCTATTTCTATGGCTGCTGCTACAACAAGTGTATCCGGTTACCTTACAAGCACAGATTGGAATATCTTTAATGGTAAAGGTAGTGGAACTGTCACTTCAATAACTTCAACTACTTTAACTATAGCTGGTACTTCAGGAATTCCAACAATTAATTTAACTTCAGGTATTGCAACTCCAGGAACTACAGGTTCGGCATCTTTAATACCTGTAGTAACAGTTGATACTTACGGTAGAGTAACTTCTATTACAACAGCTGCAAATCCACAAGGTACAGTAACATCAGTTGCTGCATTAACATTAGGCACAACAGGTACAGATTTAAGTTCTACAGTTGCAACAAGTACAACAACGCCTGTAATTACTTTAAATGTACCAACAGCATCAGCAGCTAATCGTGGTGCATTGAGTGCAGCGGATTGGACTACCTTTAATAACAAAACATCTAATACAGGAACTGTTACTTCAGTTGGAATGACCGTTCCTACGGGGTTAACTGTCAGTGGTTCACCAATAACAACATCTGGCACATTAGCTATATCTTTAACTGCAGGTTATTCAATACCTACTACAGCAAGTCAAGCAAATTGGGATACATCTTATACAGATAGATTAAAATGGGACGGTGGAGCTACAGGACTAACTGCTTCAACTGGAAGAACTTCTTTGGGAGGAACAACAGTTGGACAAAATTTCTTTATATTAACAAATCCAACCGCAATAACATTCCCTAGAATTAATGCAGATAATACAGTTACCGCATTAGATGCTGCTACTTTCCGTTCAGCAATTGGTGCTGGTACAAGTTCAGCAACAGGAACGGTTACAAGTATAGCAACCACAGCACCAATAACAGGTGGTACAATTACATCAACTGGTACTATTGGAATAACTCAAGCAACAACAAGTGTAAATGGTTATTTGAGTAGTACAGATTGGACTACATTTAACAATAAACAAGCAGCTTTAGGATTTACACCATACAATTCAACTAATCCGAATTCATATATTGCACTATCATCTGCTATAACAGGTTATGCTGCAGGAGCAAACACAGCACTAGCAGCAACAGATACTCTAAATGCAGCATTAGGTAAATTGCAAGGTCAGGTTAGTGCAAGAGGTACAGGTAATGGTTCTGTTACATCCGTTGTAGCAGGAACAGGATTAAGTGGAGGTACAATAACATCAACCGGAACAATTGCTTTAGCTAATACTGCAGTTACAGCAGGAGCTTACACTAACGCAAATATTACAGTAGATGCTCAAGGTAGAATTACCTTAGCAGCAAATGGTTCTGGTGGTAGTTCATATACTGCAGGTATAGGACTAGATTTAACAGGTACGGTATTTTCTATTCCTCAATATTGTACTCCCCAAGCAAATCAATATTTTGGAAATAGTACAAATACATATACATATTATAATACTAATGGAAATATATCAACATATTCTAATCTTGCTGAAGTTGCAAGAATAGATGTTGCAGGAAAAGCTGATTTTTTAGGTGATGTTGTAGCTTTTTCAACTATTTTTTCTGATAAAAGATTAAAAGAAAATATAGTATCAATTGATAATGCTCTTGATAAAGTAAAAAAATTAAGAGGTGTAGAATATGAATGGAAATATGGCTCACGAAAAGGTAAACATTCTTTAGGTGTAATAGCTCAAGAAGTAGAAAAGGTTTTTCCACATGCTGTTATAGAACACAAAATGCCATTGGTAAAAGAGGTTGATCAAGATGTAGCATATAAAACTGTAGATTATAATCAATTAATAGGAGTTCTTATTGAAGCAGTAAAAGAATTAAGTGCAGAAGTAGACTTCTTAAAAAAGAGTTTAAAATAAAATGGTACCATCATCAGGACAATTAAATTTACTTGGTTTAGCTCAAGAGTGTTTATACGGTACGTATGGTTCTGGTAATGTTAGCAGTCCAATTTTCATATATGATTTAATATTTGGAGGCAACACACATGGTTCTGGTGAGGTTTATCCACAAATAAATTTATCATCTCCTTCACATCCTCCGGTATCTCAGCCTATAACTATGAGTAGTTTTTATAATTATAATAAACTAGCTGTTGCTTGCACTACAATGTTTCTTGGTTTTGATGCAAACCAAAATCCATGTGGACAACCTTACTTATCACAAACTTATGGTCTTAATAATGCTAATTTTAGTTTAGCTACGGTTATTTATCAAGATGGCATTAATCCTTGTGCAACATGCGCTGCCCAAGGATATTACATAAATGGAAATGAATATGGTTATCAGACTATAATTGATGCAGGTTGTTCTTTTCAATATTTGGGTATATGTCCTATTATAGATTAAATACAAAAAATCTAATATAAACCATTAATATTATGAATATAAAAAAAAAAACAAACAAAATATTAAAAACTAAAGAAATTATTAAACCTGAAGTTTTTAAAAAAGAAAAAATTAAAAAAATTGTGGTTGAGGAACCCATTATAGTAAAACCAGTGGTTGCAGTAAAAAGTACAGTAACCAAACCAAAAGAAGTAAAACCTACAACAAGAGTTATTAAACCTATATTTTCTATTGAACCAATTGAAGAAATAATATATAGTTGGGACTTAGAAAATATTGAAATAAATAATTTTACTAATGTTA